GTACTACTGATTTCGGAGACGGCAATGTCACTTCTAGTCTTAATTATAAACCTCGCGTGTCTTATATTATTGATGGTGTTCCAACTTTCTTTGAAAGATGCGCTATTTATCTCTCTGCTACACGCCCTGGTTATTGTGGAACTCCAATTTTTGTTAGAGGCCCTAATAATCATTTGGTTTGCATTGGCTACCATGTTGCTGGTAATGCAGATAAGAGTAGACAGCCCAAGGCTTATTGTCAGCTGATTTGTAAGGAGGATATTATCGCCATGCTTGAGTGTGCTGAAGAGATGAGAGAAGAAAGTTTGGTAGGTGATAATCTCGAGTATGTCGGTAACGTCCAGTACAGAAATCAGGTTCATGTTCCTGATGGTGATACCTTCACCCCTTCGCCCTTGCAAGAACTCGACGTTCTTGAAGTCCTAAAGGCTCCCGCTATTGTTTCTGCTGACGATCCCCGTGCTAAAGGAATTGATCCTGTTTTGAGGGGTTTAAACAACCTTGCTCAGTGGGACGGTTATGATGTTGAGGTGGACCCTGAGAAATTCGAGGCGATTGTTGAAGATTGTAGAGATTACTTTAGTTCGAGAATGAAGTTTGAAGGTTATGATAGAACTTTTACTCTTGAGGAGGCAGTTGGTGGTATCCCTGGTGTAATGAACAGCATGAACCTCAATACTTCGTTGGGTTACCCTCTTTGTAAGACTTACCCTCAAGGTAAGTCCGCTCTGATTAAGTTAGTTCCCAACGGAGCTCCTGAGATTGATCCTGTTTTCCGAGAACGCTGTCTGTTTGTTGAACATTGTCTTAAGACTTCTTTTGACGACAAGGAATTCCGGATGTTGGCTTATCCTAAGAATGAGTTGTTGAAGTTAAAGAAGATAGAAGAGGTCAATACTAGAGTTACTTATTGTTCTGATAGTTGTCTTACTGCAGTTGCTAGAATGTTGTTTGGCTGCTTGCTTATTGGCTTTGAGAATTCTTCACCTGCTACTTGTGCCAATGGTCTTAATCAGTATTCGTATGACTTTCAGAAGGTCGTAGACCATTTGTCTGAGACATTGGATAAGGATCATTCTGGTTACAATTTTGTGGCTGGAGATCTGAAGAAGATGGATCAGCATTATCTGCTCAAGTTCCAACAAGCTGCTTATGATATTCTGTATTCCTGTCTCCCTAAGTCGATGCAGACTGTTCGTATGAGATATATTTGGGACAATTTTGTTGAGACTCAGGTACATCCCATGGTTCAGTATAAAGACAAGGTTTATAAGTTTAAGTGTGCTCATTTTTCTGGTTGCGTTTTCACTACTATTATTAATAACATTGTTAATCAGTTGTATATGCGTTACATGTTCTCCTTGCTTAATACTGGATACACTTTTGATTCTTGTGTTCGTATGGTCCAGCAAGGTGACGATCATGTATTGTGTGTTAATCGAAATATTTGTGAGGATTTTAACCAGCTTTATCTTGAAGACAAAATGAGCATCCTTAACCAAGTTTACACTTCTGACGACAAGGATGTCATTTCAGAGGCCCCCTTCCGCCCCATTGAAGAGATTTCATTTTTGGGAGCTCATCCCTTTCAACTCAATGGTGTTTGGTGTGGTAGACTGAGAAAATTCACTATTGAGAACACTCCCTTGTGGTTGCGAAAGGATGACCTCGGGCTTTGGAGAGATTGCCTGGAAGCAATGTTGAATTATGCCAGCATGTGGGAAAAAGATTATTTCTCTCAGATGAAGGAGTGGTTTAATCTGGCTTTAGCTGAAACTGATCAGAAGAAACTTAAAGTTTCTTATGGAGTGAGATTAGCTGTGGCTCAGCGAACTGCTTCCTTTAAGTTGTCTGATGATGTGTTTTTGGCTGAGAGTTACACAACCTTTAACACTGACGGTATTGTTCAACAGGAGTACATCAACCTTACAATGCCTAGAGAAGGAGGCGGTATTGGAGGTGGTGATGATGATCTTTCTGAGGGATGTGATTCCTTCTTGTTCAAGGCTAGTATTGAGTGGACAAAAAGCAAGAGTGCTGGTGAGTACTTATTTGCTCCTCAAAATCTGTTCCCTCAACAGTTAATTGGACTTGATGGAGGAAATGATCCTCAGGCCGTAAAGTTTAGATCCTTCACCTACTATCGCTCTGACTTTGAGATTCGTATCCAAACTAACGGTAATCGTACACAGCAAGGAGCTTTGATCCTTTACGTGTTGTATCAGATCCCCAGTGATTATCGGAACAAATTTCAGGACTCCTATTCTATTCCTCATGCTGTGATACTGCCTAATAATACTGAGGATATTGTTCTCGAAGTTCCATTCCGATCTCCTTATCCCTTCCTTCCTACCAACGCCGGTTTCTGTGGAATTTTCCTCCAGTGCTTGTCTCCTTTGGAGTATACTTCTGGTTCTAGTGTTACTGTGAATCTGTATGTTCGTATGAAGAATTATGAGTTTAAGGTCGCCAGACCTTTGGCAGATACTATGTTACCCGAATCCGAAGCACCTAGTGAACCTACTCCACAAGCTGCACCTGACAAACCTAAGTCCAATGTGGAAGGAGGCGAGGCGGCGAAGTTAGTTATGCCTACTGCTGCGAACACTAATATTAACGCTAAAGTGTCCAAGAAGCGCAGGAAGACTACAACCGTGCAAATGGAGAGACCCGTCCAGAAAGGAAAGGGGAAGAAGAATGGAAAGAACACTAAACATCCCAACAACAAGAATAACAAAACCTTCGGACGTCGTAAGAGAAGTGATAAGAAGGAAACTAAGAAGAAGGTTGCTGTTCAGCAAGGTGGTAAGGGTTCCAAGAAGGGTGGACGTAAGTTTACAAATGCTAAGAGCAAGTCTAAGAGTCGTGAGTTGTCTGAGGATGAACGAAAGAAGAGAAGTCAGCAATCGTGGGATGCGTATTTCAAGAAATTTGGAGCGCCTCCTGCTGTAGCTGATGGTCAGATGCCCTATGCCTCTAAGGCTGGCTGGGCTGTCGTAGAAGTCCAGTCTGGCAAAATAGTCAACCCCCCCAAGAACTTTTGTTTTTCGCTTTTGCAAGATATGGTTGTTGGCCTCACTAGTGATATTTTAGAAGAGGACGAACTTAGTGATATTGAGTTGCTCACCGATATGGGATTGATCGCTGCTGCATTAGGTTTCTTTGACGATCCTTTACAATACAAATTACCTGATCCTATGAATTTGCAAGCCGGACCCATGTCTGTGAGTAATGGTGGTTATTATGCTAAGGCTATGCAGTTGCACCCTTTGGCTAATTATAAACCTGGCCGTTTGGCTATGGATCCTGCTGAGATGAATTTGGATTTCTTGTTTGCTCGTGAAGGGAAGGTTGCTGATTTCAGTTGGTCTATTGAAGATTCTCAAAACACGGTGAAACTTGCTATCCCGCTAGATAGTACTTTGGGTATTTCTTCTGATAATATGACAGTTGCCCTTTGTGCCCTTAATCAGTTCCAATTCTTCCATTGCGTCTTTCATTTCCGTATTTACATCTTCAAGACCTTTTTCCATACTGGCAGACTCCGAGTTATTAAGGCTTATGGTGTGGATTCTCACAATGCCAACTTGAAGTATACTATGGATACTGAGATTTTAGACTTTGATGCAGACACTATTTACTGTGACTTTGAGGTTCCTTGGGTTGCAATGACAGATTATCTACGTACTCGTGATGGTCCACGTAGTCTTATGCCTACTAGAATGGGAGAGCGTGATTTCTCTTTGGGTTACTTGTTTATTGAAGTAGCCAATATGTTGTGTGTCGCTAATGAAACTGTCCCTATTTCTGTTAAGGCTCAAATGACGTGTCGACTTACTGATGTACGAGTTGCTGTCCCGAAGTTTACGCCCTTGATTGCACCTGTGGTAGATTATGATACTCCTGCCCTGGAAATGTATGCTGAGGATGGACTTGATAATGAAAGTGTTGAAGAAGTTGACGCGCCTGATTTTGATGAAGATGACCTTTACCCTGATGATGACGAAGTCAAGGAAGCGAAGCCTGGTTTTGGTCCTGGTCATTCTAATCTAGATTTGGGTGCTGCTTTTGAATTTATTCCTGGCAACATTTTGGATGTTTGCAGAAGATTCTGTGAGATTCCCTATAAGGCGATCTCATCTACCAGTTTTACCAGTGCAGCATCTAGTGTTATTGTTCCTGAACCCCCTACTGGATATTGGATCCTTGATATTCCAGTCCGCCCCACTTTACACACGCTTTCAGGATTTTACAGGGGATTTTCTGGTTCTGTAGTTATTCGTGTGTACAGTGCCTCTACTCCTTGTGTTGCGTACTACGTTCCTACATTTGGTGGAGACACTGCTATTGTAACCCCTGTTGGGTTGGGAGACCCTGGTGTTTCTAAACGAGATGTCGTTAGATATGGTAATCCTACGACGAATGCCACTATCCAATTCTCTCAAGTGCGAGGAAGCATCCCTAACCCTCCCATGGAGATCTTTCTGTCTGGTACTAGTAATGCAGGTTATTTTGATCTCGCATTGCCCTATCAGCAGCACGTCATGTATTTGACTCCTTTTGAGACTCCTGACTTTGTTATTGGGCATTTGTATATTTACGTATATTCTACTGCCCTTCGTACGACAAGAGTTTATCAGAAGATTGGAGATGATGGTTCTTTTGGTATCTTTTGTCCTCCAAGCGCTTACCAGGATGCTTTTGTGATCGACTCTACTGTGTCTAACATTACACGTAAAGCTTTTGCGGAAGCTAATGGTGGCCTCAATGGATATTATTTCTAAATGAGGGTCT